GCTTTAAATGTGTGCGCTTCGTCGCCAATGATAAAGTCAAACTGCTCAAAATATTCTTTTGGTTGATCATAGATCGATTGCCAAGTAGAGATAGTCAGTTCTTTCTTCTCAGTTTTATCTTGTCCTGCATATATCTTCTTACACTTCGAATCAACATTCCATCCATTTTTACTGGAGTAATCTTTAAAGTCATTATACATCTGTTCAACAAGAGAAACAGTAGGAACGACCAAAAGACCATGCTTACATTCTGATGCGAGTAGATATCTTGATATAATGTAAATGATCAGTGATTTACCTGATGCTGTTGGGGATAATAAGACTGATCGTTCGTTTCTAATTGCATGAGTAACTGCACGAATCTGATCATCATATGCTTTGATTTGTTTACCATACGAGTGTAGGTCTAACGAATCAGCAAATTCCTCAGCATCACTTATTCGAAAGCCATTGTCGTGAACAAGAGCATCATCAACAATAAGTTTGATATCTCGTTCTTTGCAAAAGGAAGATAGATAATCCAGTAGTCCGATATAGAAGTGAAAATTCTTTTTGTTAAATAATCGTATTTTTCCATCCCACACTCGCTTTTTATACATTGGTGAAAATTGATAGTTCGGTGCAAAAAATGTGAAGTAGTTGCTGATGTCCTCAGCAATTGAATTACTGCAGTTCAGTTTCACATATACTTCATTAATTTTTTTAATCGCTATCATTTCAATGAATATTATCTTTGCCCTTGTATGAACTTCTCCCAATCCATATAAGCACGAAGCTGATATGTTCTTGCATTAAGTTCTTTTACTACTGATGTACAATAATCACTTATCGCATCATGTTTCGCCTTCTTCATTAGAATTATTTGCAAATCATCATCTGACTCTAAGTATGTAGTCACGTCAGATTTGAGTAAAAAGCGAAAAGGCTCCCAGCCTCTTTTCTTTAGTTCTTCATCATCAAGTCTACCGAGATAGTATTCGGTCTTGATCTTCTTCATTCTATGAAAATCAAACAGACACTTCTTGGACAGAAGATTCTGTTCTGTTAGGATTTTAGTGTAACGAGAATGAAGAATTGGTATTCTTAGGATTTCTTTGCCAGGTTCAGTGTCGTCAACTTTCGCATCACGTTCCCACATCTCAATTACATCATCAATAGTTGTTGGCATACTTTGCACTCAAAAACAAATATTCTATATTCTAAACTAAACTCTCTGTAATGTAAAGTAAGAATATCGAAATATTGCATCACATAGAATAGGACTTTCTGGCGAGAACTCTTCACTCAGATCAATAGTGCCAACTGAAATAGGAAACAGATCAACAAATTTGAAACGAATGTTAGGATTGTTTTTGTTGGTGTTTATAGTAAGAATAGCGTCACTGTATTGTGGTTGCTTATCAAAAGATTGATCAAGAGCTAATCCACCAGGAACTGCATTTCTTCTTAACTCTGAAAGATTTCTGTATTGACCAAAATTTTCTGGGAAAGTCATAGCAGTAATCCAATCGTAAAGACTTTGCCATGATTTGTAATCTTCATCAACAAGAAATGCAATTCTGAACTCATCATACATTATCTTATCGCCAGGAATAGGAAGATCGGAAAATGGCGTAGACATTTGCGTTGGGCTCATAGAAACGCCAGGGATGTTTATAGTTTGACAGAAATAAGTGACTTCAGGAATTCTTGAGAAAGATAACCTGAACTTATTGCTAATTGCTAAACTTAAATTTTCTGGCTGATAGGGTTGTTTCATGTTTCCCTCGCATTATTGAGTATTTATATAAAAAGAAGGGGAGCATTAAGCTCCCCTGTCTTTTGATCGCTTTATTGTTATTATTGTGCGATCATATCACATGTTACTGAAGATTAGTAACAATAAACTTACGATAGTACACGTTTGAGTTGTTCTCAAGGTGACCAGTTGCAGTTGGCTGCGTGCCTCCTTTCGCGAAAGGATTCATGACCATGCCGTAGCGGGTCTTGAAGCCAATTCTTGGCTGGAAGCTGTCTGGGTCAATTGCGCGAACCATTTGCAGAGGAACATAGGGGCAGTAGAATACGCCTGCGTCGTATACTGCGGAACCTTTGTATCCAGATACAACATAGTTCTGAGTAGCAATTGAATAGGGGTCAATGTAGACTTTAACGCGACCGAACAGCGTACCAACGAAGGTATTGCCAGTTGGATCAACATCAAGATTTGTTTGACCAGTGAGACCTGATTGATAATCAAGCAGACCAGACATCGCGAGTGCGGAAGCGATATCGCTTGAGCAGATGATCAGGTTACCTTTTCCTCTACGAGTTTCTCTCGCAATCTTGTTCAGATCGCGCTCGATTGCGAAAATCAGGTTCTTGTACTTCTCAACCTGCCACCGACCGTCGACGTCTTGGCTACCAGTTGCAAGGTTCATGGTACCAACATCTGCGGGACCACCGACCTTAGCAATTGAGTAGACTGAACGTACAACTTCTCTGTTGATTTCAGCAAGGATTTCTGTTGACAGAATATTGCTGAGCTCAGTCTCTGCGTCCAGACCATGAACTGCCTTGAGATCTTGCGCAAGTTCAATTGAGTAGGATGCTTTCAGCTGACGGGTCTTAGCAGTAACAGTTACTTTCTCGATTGAGAAACCCATTTCTGCACTGATGTTTCCTTCGCCGTCGGCGGTGGCAAGACCAGTACCAGTGTTGGCGAGAAGGAAAGTTGTGCCATTTGCTGGGTTAACAGTTGAACCACTCATCGCAAGATGGGTGTTGGCGATTGACCCTGCGAATGAAGTGTTAGCTTCATTATAGAACGCTTCAGTTCCAAGTGTTTGACCACTGTATACTGATCTCATTGCGAAAATAAGACCAGTTGGACCATTCATTGGCTGAACGCCAGCGATGTCGTATGCCATAAGATTTGGCAGTGAACGACGGATCAGGCTGATCAGAATAGGATCATAACCTGCTCCAGGACCGCCTTGAGCGGCTGCGCCAGTGAAACCACCAGTCGAGCCAACGACGTTGGTTGGTGTTGCTTCGTTCAGAATACCAGCTTCTTCGCGGAACGCTCTTTCTTGATTCTCCAGAATTGCCGCAGTGACTGCCCGACGATGTGGGTCAGCAATCTTTGGGAGTTCGGGATGGTCAAGAACTGGCGACCACTTCTTTTGTAATGTTTCGGTTAAAAACATAATAGTGTGCCTCTTTATTTAATTAAAGTTCTTGAAATTGCATTAACATAATCATTCATTACTGCAGAAGTTACTTCAGGATTTTCCTGAGGAACATCTTCATGTAATGTTTCGATCAAGGAAACTTGATCTTTTTCAACTTTCTTTGAGAAATAGCTCTCTTTGATTACTTCGAGCTTTTCCCTATACTCACCATCTGCGGTGAACTCTACACCCTCTGCGAGTGTCTTCATCTTCTCAATCTGAGTGGTCGTCAGACCTTCACAAACCGAGAGGAGAATTTCTTTCCTTTCGCCTTCTTGAATCTGCTTCCACATCTCAATGTTTCTATTGAGTACAGTTTGAAGTTCTTCTTGAAGTTCATCAACTTTAGCAGAAAGCTCTTCAACGACACTAACCTTCTCTTCGGGAATGTCGATGTAGTTTTCTGCGAATAGATTACGAAGACCGTTAATAAAGTCTTCAACAATTTCTGAACGAAGACCAGATTGAATTGCAACTTTGTGCTCTTCTTTCCATTCATTGATTGCGTATCCAAGATAGCTGTCAATGTTTTCTTCGAGATCTGCTTTGATTTCTTCGATTGATTGTTCAGCTGCATCGAGAATTTCTTTCTCGAGCTGCTCAACAACAGTGATTGCTCTAGAAATAACAGCTGTTTCAAAAATCGTAGCTGCTTTTGCTTTGAAATCTTCAGAAAGATTTTCGTCGCCGAAAAGCGCAGTCATATCTTCTTCGATTCCAAGATCTTTCATTGCTGTGCGAATCATTTCGATTTTAGCTTCTCTTGCCTCAGCAATTTCTTCTTCGGTGAGTTCAAGCTCAAATTCTTCCTTTCTAAATGCAGATCTACCTCTGCCAACAGTAGCACCAATTCGATCAGATTTCCCAGCAGCAGACACCGCTTTGTGGAAATGTAGTTCTTCTGCGTCCGTATCGTTCCTCAAATTTGCAGTAAGAGCATTCTTTAGATGCCTCATAACTTTTGCTCCATGAACTTTTCTTATGGCTTTTTCAACTGCATTTGCTTTCGCTAAACTATTGCTTCCAGTCTGGCTGTGGTGATCAGCCCACCTATTATAGAGGGTGCGGACTGATAAGTCGCCTTCTTCCATAAGATTAGTTTCTTCTTCAAGCGCTTCAAGT